AAACATATGAAAACGAGCAGCAATGGACAGCGGCTCGCAAAAAACGTGACGAGCTAATCGCTGCCACTGACTACACACAAGCCGTTGACTCACCATTAGCACCGGAAAAACAAGTGGAATACAAGGCATACCGACAATCACTGCGCGATATTCCACAAGAGTTTGATAATCCATACAGCATTTCATGGCCTGTAAAACCCGAATAACAAAACGCCCATCCGGCGGTTTTTATATCTAAACCCAACCGAAGCCCTGGCACTTGCCGGGGCTTTTAGTTTTTACACTTTACTAAAGAGGCCCCCTATGGCTGATCAGTATTTACATGGCGCAGAAGTCGTCGAAATTGATGATGGGTCGCGACCTATCAAGACCGCTGCAAGCGGTATTATTGGGCTAGTTGGTACGGCGGCAGATGCCGACGCTGATAAATTCCCATTGAACACGCCTGTATTAATAGCGGGTAGCCGCCTTGAAGCGGCGAAGCTCGGTACAGCAGGAACACTGCCGCAAGCTATTGATGGTATTTTTGACCAAACAGGCGCTATTGTTGTTGTTGTTCGAGTTGAAGATGACGCATCTGCCGCTGAAACACTGTCAAATGTCATTGGCACCGTTGATGCCGATACCGGGCAATACACGGGCATTCTTGCGCTACTTTCTGCCGAGAGCGTGGTAAAAGTACCCCCGCGCATATTAATTGCCCCAGGATTCTCAAGTCAAAAGTCAGTTGCTGATTCGTTAATTAGCGTCGCTGATAAAGTGCGTGGTTATGCACTGCTAGATGGCCCAAACACCAATGATTCAGATGCAATAACTTACCGAGAGAAATTTGGCAGCCGTCGAGCTGAAGTACTCGACCCTTGGTACAAAGTGTTTGATGTCACGACCAGCACGCAGGTTATTCAACCGCCATCTGCCCGTCATGCGGGAGTCATGGCGAGAGTACATAACACGCTGGGTTTTTGGTGGTCTAACTCAAATCAAGAGATTTACGGCATTGAAGGTTTATGTCGTCCTATTGATTTTAAACTTGACGATCCAACGTGTCGCGCTAATTTACTAAACGCGCAGGAAGTAACCACAACCATCCAACAGAGCGGCTTCCGCATTTGGGGGGATCGAACGTGCTCTTCAGATGCAAAATGGGCATTCAAAAATGTCGTTATTACTAACGATATGATTTCGGACAGTTTAGTACGGAATCATCTATGGGCAGTTGATCGCAATATCACCAAAACTTATGTTGAAGATGTTACCGAAGGGGTTAACAACTACCTGCGCAATCTTAAAAACATTGGCGCAATTGCAGGTGGTGAATGCTGGGTGGATCCAGAGCTGAACAGCGCGGATCAAATTCAAATGGGCAAAGTCTTTTTTGATTATGACTTTAGTGCGTACGCACCTGCTGAGCACATCACATTCCGTAGCCACATGGTTAATGGTTACCTAACAGAGGTTGTTTAATATGGCATTACCACAAGTAATTAGAGCGATGAACCTTTTCGCCGATGGTAAAGGGTTCGCTGGCGTAGTTGAAGAGGTTACGCCTCCTAAGCTGTCGCTTAAAACCGAAGAATTCAAAGCAGGTGGAATGGACGCTCCAATCGAGCTAGATCAGGGTATGGAGAAATTGGAGTGTAATTTCACCGTTGCAAAATATGACCCCGATCTTTTCAGCGCATACGGGTTGGTTCCAAGTGGCATGATTAACGTCACATTGCGCGGCGCACTTGAAGAAGATGGTGAAATCACGGAAGTAGTGATCACATTGACCGGCTCCTGGAAAGAGTTAGATATGGGCACCTGGAAGTCCGGCGAGAAAGCAGCGCTAAAGGTGGCTGTTGGCGTCAAAACATATGGCCTTCAAATTGGTGGAGAAGAAAAAATCTTTATCGACATTCCAAACATGGTACGACGCATTGACGGAACTGATGTCTTGGAAGCCGCTCGCACAGCTATTGGTATTTAAGGGGAACTTAATGTCAGAATCAGATTCAACGCTTCAGCGCAAGTATAAAGTGCTCAAACCGTTTTTACACAACAATGTAAAAGTGACTAAATTTGTGGAATTGAACCCACGTCAAGCAGTCAATCTGCTCGCCGGTGGCTCTATTGCAGAGATAACAGGCACCGCAGTCAAAACAACGAAATAACACACCCTTCAAACAATTTTAGAGCGTTCTGTTAACTCAGTGCGCTCTTTTTTATGAGAAATTAAAGTATGAAAAAGCAAGATGAGAGCAAACAACCAGTCGCTGATGAAGTTAAAACAGCAGCACAAATTCTACAAGAAAAATACCCGCACGCAGATAAAATTATCCCGTTAGATAATCCTGTCAATGATGGCAAAATGGACGAGCTTGCATTGCGCAAACCTATGCCAGGTGACTTGCGCGGACTCAAATTATTAGACGTTATTCAGATGGATACAGCAGCTACCGCGCAGTTGGTACCTCGCATTGCCCTGAACGGTTTTACTGCCCAACACTTTTACCAATTGGATCCGGTTGACTTGCTGGAGGTGATGACAGAAGTTGCCACTTTTTTCACGAAAGAGCAGCTCCCGACTCTGTAGATGAAGCGTGGGCTGATATTGCGGCGATCTTTCACTGGCCGCCGCAACAGATGGACAGCATGGACTTTGATGAATTGAATCGTTGGAGGGAGCTTGCAATTGAACGATTTAAAGCCATGAATCAGACCAAAAGCCACGACTAAATAGGTTGAAACATGGCAGCAAAAAATCTCAATTTAGCAGTAAAATTAAAGGCTATTGATAAACTCAGTGGTCCCCTTAAAAATGTGGCAGGCGCTTCCGGTCAGGTTGTCGACGCGCTCAAAAAAACGCAGGATAGATTAAAGTCTGTTGATGCGCAAACAGACCAGTTCAATGCGTTTCGTCAATTACGGCAGCAAAGCAAAGAGACAACCCAGTCGTTAAATCAAGCGCAAGCGGAAGTAAAACAACTTGCAGTGCGCATGAAAGCAGCATCAACTCCCATTAAGTCGCTGAAAAAAGATTTAGGCGCGGCAGAACAGCAGGTTGCCGAATTAGCGCAGGAGATGAAACAATCAAAGCAGCCGAGCGATCTCTTAACTTATCAGTTCAAAGAGGCACAGAAGGAAGCCACCCGCCTCAGCAAAGCGTTTAAAAAAGCCGAGCGTGAGAATAAATCTCTTTCCAAAGAGTTTGAACAGGGTAAAAGCAAGGTTCAGCAGCTTCAACAAGCACACACTAAAGAAACACAAAAACTTCAGCAGATGAGACAGGCGCTGAATAAAGCCGGTGTATCAACCAAAAACCTATCAGGAGCTCAAGCTAGCGCAAAGCAAGAGACTAACGAATTAAATCAAGCGTTTGACAAGCAAGCAAAAAAGCTAGAGCGTATCGCGCAGCTTGAAGATAAAGCTGCGAAGTCAAAAGAACGCATGCAGAAAAGCATGCAAGTTTCAGCTAATATGAGCGTAGCTGGTTTTGGTTTGCAACAAACCGGTCAAGGCATTCAGCGGGCACTAGGTGGACCGATGAGGGTCGCTGCTGAGTTTGAAGAAAAAATGGCTGGAGTGGGGGCGGTTGCTAATGCCTCTGAAGCTGATCTCGCTAAATTAACCGCTACCTCTCGAAAACTAGGTGCAGAAACATCTTACAGCGCTTCTGAATCTGCAGACGGCATGAAATATTTGGCAATGGCGGGTTTTAAAACTAACCAAATAATTGCCACCATGCCAGGGCTATTGAACTTAGCAAAAGCTGGCGCAACTGATTTAGCCGCTGCTTCAGATATATCGTCTGACATTCTGTCTGGTTTTGGTTTAAATCCAGATCAGATGGGCAGGGTGTCGGATGTATTAACTGCAACCTTTACCACTGCTAATACCAATCTTGGCATGCTCGGCGAAACAATGAAATATGTCGCGCCGATTGCCAGGCAAGCAGGCATGAGCCTTGAAGAAACCTCCGCAATGGCCGGTTTATTGGGAAATGTGGGAATTAAAAGCTCGCAAGCCGGTACAACTCTTAGAGCAATGATAACACGACTAGCTGCGCCAACTGGCGCGGCCGCAAAAACATTGGAAAGCTTGGGAGTCGAAACCCAAGATGCTAGTGGCAATATGCGCAATATGATCGATGTGATCGGCGATATGGCCGCAGCCACCGACGGCATGGGTAGTGCAGAAAAATTACAGGCATTAAAAGATGTTTTTGGCGAAGAGCCTGCTGCAGGAATGGCAGAGCTACTATCCCAAGAGGGCGCTCAAGGGATAACTAAATACCTCGACGTTGTGACTAACTCGCAAGGCCGAGCGGCACAAATTGCCAACAAAATGGGGAACAATGCAAAGGGTAAGCTAAAAGAGCTTTCATCTGCAGCAGAATCACTGCAAATCACCCTGGGTAACGCATTATTGCCCACGATAAAATCAGTATCGATTTGGCTTACAAATGTTGCTAGAGGCGTTGAGAGATGGGCAGCTGCACACCCTGGACTAGTTAGAATGCTAACCATTACGGTGGGAGCAATAGGCGCACTTGCCACAGTTGGCGGTCCCTTGCTTTTAGCTTTTGCGAGTTTAAACAGCATTGTAGCAATAACTCGTTATGGAATGGCGGCATTTAGCGCTGTAAGCAAACTAACTGCCATCCGGATGGGATTAGTAACAACGGCTCAGTGGGCAATGAACACAGCCTTGTTGGCCAATCCTATTTCATTGATAATTGTTGCAGTTGTGGCATTAATTGCCGTGCTGGCCGTATTGATTTATAAGTATTTTGAGCCGCTAAAAGCTTTCCTTGGCGGGCTTTGGGACGGATTTTTACAAGGCTTTTCGCCTGTTATTGATGCGTGTTCAGGGCTATTTACCGCACTGGAACCGCTAGGTGCGGTGCTAAGCTGGGTATGGAACGGTGTAAAAGCTGTTTTTGATTGGTTTAGCCAGTTAATTCAGCCCGTTGAATCGAGCGCTGCGTCACTACAGTCGGCTGCTGGCGCGGGCGTTTCGTTTGGCAAACTGATCGGTGAGGCGCTTAGCCTCGTCTTGCTTCCTATTAGAATGGTGATTGGTGGCATCTCTCTTTTAGCAGACCTAATCAGCTGGGTGGGAGGCGTCGTCAGCTCCGCTTTTGGTGGTATTCAAAATGGCACGCTTTCTTTTTGGGATGTGCTTAAAACTGTTTTTGAATGGTCACCGATTGGTTTGCTCATGAAAGGCTGGGGTGCTGCTTTTGGTTGGATTAAAGGCAAGCTTGATTGGTTGGGTGGTGCTGTTGATAGCGTCAAATCATTTTTTGGATTTGGTGATGATGAAGAGGAATCGCCTGGTAAAAGTGCGAATCTAACTCAACAAGCCGCTGCAGCTAACAAAGTCAACAAACCTAAGGCAATTTCTGCAGGAATGTATGGTACAGGCTCGGCTATAGTGCCAGATGCTTATTCGTACTCTTATTCCTACTCGCCACCAAAACCAGTTGCAACAGTTAACCAGCCAGCTTTAGTTCAGCAAGCTAAAACGGCTGCACGATTGGAGGCGGTTAAACCGCAAGTTGCAGCGTCACAAACCAGTGCGGTTAATAAAGTAAGCACACCGAAAGCCATTGCGGCTGCAGGCATGCTTGCCGCCGGAACCATTGCGTTACCTGCTGCGGCAGAGCCAGTGCAATTAGCGCCGACCTACCAAGATACAGTTGCGGCTTATCAGGCTCCAGCCGTTTCGGGTAGCGGTCAAGTTACAATTCCAAGTATTGCCCAAACCAGTAAACCAGCACCATCGGGTTCGACAAGCATTACTATTAGCCAGTTGGATATTAATGTACAAAGTGCGCCGGGTACGGATGCTAAAGATATAGCTATAGAAGTGCGCAAGCAGTTTACGCAATTGATGCATGAACAACAAGCATCAAAAAGAGGAGATCTATACGATGCCTAACAATATAATCGAAGATTTTGTACGGCAGGTATTACCCACTGAAAGATCATCCAGTTACATGCTTGCACTGGGTGATTATCGATTTTCAGTTGATACAGCTGCTTACCAATCATTTACTCGAGACCTTACTTTCTTATGGCCAACCCAGCAACGTTTTGGCGGCCATGCTACTCCGCAGTTTGTAGGAAAAGGTGAGTTTAAACGCAGCTTGAAAGGAGACATTTACCCAGAGTACAAAGGCGGATTAAAGCAGATTGACGCGATGGCTGCGGAGGCAAGCCAAGGGCGACCATTGCAATTAATATCCGGCACTGGCGAGGTGATGGGATATTGGTGTATAACCTCTATTCATGAAGAAGCCACAGTATTTCATCACAACGGGCAACCTCGAAAGATAAGTTTTAGCCTTGCGCTTTCATTTTACGATAGCGTATATAAGGGGGCTTGATATGAACTACCGAAGTAAAGAGGGTGATGTAGTTGATGCTATTTGCTATCGCTATTACGGTCGTTCAAATGTAGCCGCACAGGTTTACGATATGAATCCCGGCTTATCTGGATATGGACCGATATTGCCATCCGGCGTGATCATTGATTTACCAGATATTGAAGAGCCGAGTACGACTGTTTTATCTAAAATTTCACTATTTGACTAAGAGAGCTGATTTTGCGACCAATTTTTAAAATTTACGCTGATAGCCAGGATGTGACTGCTCGGATAGCAGAGCGCTTGATAGATATGAGCATCACCGATGAGGCTGGCTTTAAATCTGACTCTCTTACTGTTACGGTTGATGATTCAGATGGCCGATTGGAAGTACCCAGAAAAGGTGCGCGGCTAGAGGTTCACCTTGGTTATCAAGAAACCGGGCTTGCTTATATTGGTGAGTATATTGTCGATGAGCCGGAATTATCGGGCCCGCCCGATAAAATCGTATTTCGTGCTCGTGGGGCTGATTTGCGCGAAAACCTCAAAACCAGCAAAACGCGCTCATGGGACGAGGTGACGATGGGCGACATCGTTCAGACAATCTCTGCCGAGCACGAGTTACAACCAAAAATAGCAGAGGCATTATCCAGCATTAAAATTGCACATATTGACCAGACTGGTGAGAGCGATTTGCATTTTTTAACTCGACTAGCCAAAGAATATGATGCAATAGCTAAACCTAGCGGCAAAAACTTGCTATTTGCACAGCGCAACCAATCTAAAACGGTAAGCGGTGCAAATTTGCCAGCCATTGTGCTGGCTAAGACCGATGTAACCACTTATCGATTAGTATTGGCAGACCGCACCGCAATAGGACACGTTGTTGCTTATTGGCAGGACAAGGGTAAAGCCAAACGCACAGGTGTTGTTGTTGGAGATAAGATCGAGCCCGGAAAAACCCTGCGCAAAACCTACCCAAATGCAGATGAAGCCAGAGAAGCTGCAGAAGCCGAGTTGGCATCTTCACAGCGCGGCAAGCGTGATTTGTCTTTGACTTTGCCCGGTTCGCCGTTGGTGATAGCCGAAAGCCCGATAACTTTATTAGGCGGTTGGCGTGACGGTTTTGCTGGAGACTATGTTGCAACACGAGTTGAACACCGACTTGGCAGCGGTGGCTTTACTACTTCAATTACCGCTAATTAGCATAAAGTCCGATTTTTAGACTTCCAAAAAAAGCTAGCCCAATGCGTCAGTGCTAGCATTTCATTTGATACAGGAGGAAGTTAAACGTTTTTAAGCTTCATTTTTTTTAGTTCATTAATCGCATTGAACAATGCGGTTATTGAAACTAAACTCATTTCTTTACTAAAAACCAACCCCGGCTCAATAGCAGTTGCAATCAATTCTAATTCACCTATCAACGTTTCAATTCTTGAATCTTCCATAAAACCTCTATTTTATTATCTAATAATCATCTTCGACTTAATTTTAAATAGCCAATATTTAGGCTACACCTCAAGTCAAAAACTCCAAAACCACAAAAAACTATTTATGGCCTATAGATGAAGTAAGGCTTTTTCTTAAATCTCCACTGTTTTTTTAGGTCAATTTTTTGATCCGTTTTAATTTTATATTTATATTATTCAACGTTACGTTAATACTATTGAATTCAAGTAATAACTTGACAGTTTCGTCAAGTTTTAATATGCTTTTGCCATCAACTTATAAACAGGGCTCGTAAGAGTGAGTTGATGTCGCCTTTACAGGTTGCCGCCCAAGAGCGCTATAATCAAAGACCCTGATTAGTTTTACCAGCTTCAAATATGAAAAAGCACCTCACGAGGTGCTTTTTTGTTA